CCCGCGCCTGAGCTTTGACTGCCGCCCAGAGCAGCGGAGCCTGGACGCGGCGTATGCGCCCCCGCTCCAGCATGGCCTCCTGCTTCAGGCGCTCACCCTCGAGTTTTTTATGGATATGCTCGACAGCGGCATCTGCCCAATCGTTCATGGTTTTACTCCTTAGAGCAGGGTTCATGGTTCATTTAGCTGGGATAGCGATGACGGAGAGCCGCAGGGCGAGGTCTTCGGCTATCTCATCCTCGGTGCGCGGCTTGGCGGCTTTGGCGTCCATGAAGTCGGCCGGGCAGAGAGGCTTCTCCGGATGACACATGGAATAGTTGGCGGTGACAGAGGCGAGGATGCCGACCAGGAACCGCTCGCGCTCGAACTGCTGCTGGCAGCGCCGGACAAGATAGGTGTACTGGCGATGGGTCAGACGCCAGAACTCCCGCTCGGAGAGGCGCAGCGTGAAGCGGGCCGTGGACCACAGATTGAGCCAGCGCTGCCGCCGGGTTAGTTCTGGCTCTTCAGAGGGTTTTTCTCTTCCTCGTCCGCGTCCGGATCCTCGCCCGGCTCAGCCAAGCCTGCGGTCCAGGCCTCAAGCACCTTATGCCAGACCCCGACGATGTTCTTGCGGTCGACGAGCACCTTGACCTCATCGAAGGTGAGCCTGGGGTGATGGACGCGCAGGCAAGCGTAGAGCATGGCCCGCACCATCGTGATGGACGGGGAATTGATATCCCGCTGGCGCAGGCCGGTGAGCAGGGAGCGGTCAAGCAACTCTTCGGCTTTGGCCACGGACTCGAAGTCAAAGAGAAGACTGTAGATCGTTCCGGCGATGGTCAGCAGGGTGAAGGGTTTGGTGGGATTCACGGCTGGCATAGATTTCTCCTTGAAAAAAGATTTGAAGTTTCCCTTTGACAATATAAGCAATATTGCTTATATTTAATTCATGAAGAGCAGCGAGTTCAAGCGGTGGCTGGCAGCACAGGGAGCAACCTTCGAGGCCGCGAAAGGTTCCCACTTGAAGGTGAAATTGAACGGCAAAACATCCTTCCTGCCGATGCACTCGAAAGAACTCAAGACGGGCCTTCTGCAAGGCATCAAAAAGCAGCTAGGTCTGAAGTAACTGGAGGATTATGTTGCGCTATCCGGCAAACTTTAAAGCAGCCAGGGAAGGTGGATTTGTAGTCACCTTCCCCGACATCCCCGAAGCTATTACGCAGGGAGAGAGCTTGGAAGACGCTTTACTCCATGCCGCCGACGTTTTGGAATCGGCGCTGGATTACTACATCGAGGACGATCTCCCCATCCCCGCGCCCTCCAAACTGAAGCGTGGCCAGCACATGGTTGAATTGCCGGCCAGTTATGCGGCGAAAGTTCTGCTGCTGCAAGAGATGGCGGCGCAAAAAGTGCGGCCAGCCGAACTGGCGCGGCGCCTGAAAGTGACGCCGCAAGAGGTGACCCGGCTGATCGACCTGCACCACACCTCTCGCATCGACGGCATAGCCGGCGCTCTGAAGGCATTGGGAAAGACGATCGAATTGCGCGCTGTGTAACGCTGGATTACGATCCCGCGGTGACGGTGATGAGCGTGGTGAGCTTGATGGAAAACTTGATGGTGGCCACCTTGTCCGCCTGGATGTCGGGCACCGGGAGCGCCTGCACATAACCGCTGAAGGTGTAGAGATTGCCGGTGGTGGTCTGTCCGCCGATGGGCTTGAGTTGCAACTTGAAGTCCGCAGGCGTCCCGGTCGAAAAAGACGCGAACACGGCCAACTGGCCAGGATCGCTGGGCAGCCAGGCGCCGCCGAAGCTGGCCTCGCCGGGATCCACCGTGGCCGGCAGGTTCTCTTTGAGGACGCCGGGGCCGACGGCCGGACTGCCCGTATTGGTCACATCGTCATAGGCCCACTTGGCCTCGGGGAGTTGAAAGGTTTTGACTTGCAGGATCGACGTGAAGGTCTCAGCCGAGCCGCCGCTGCCGATGGAGAGGACCGCGCCTGCTCCGGTGCCGCCTTTGGTGGTCATTCTTCGTTTCCTCGCTTGGTTGGGTTAGTAGGTGTACATGAACTTCACATGGACGCTCGCCTGAGAGAGCTTGGCGTCGTTGGCGAAGTTATCGGTGCTGTTGACGACTTGGCAGGACCATAACTCGGTCCCGTCCGGCAAGAGATACTGCGTTTCCTCCTCTTCGATCGCCTCCCAGATGGCGATAAAAGCGGCTTCGACGGCCTGCGCCAGCGAACGGGCAATGAGATAGCCGCCCGAACCATAGGGCGCGAAACAGTTAAAGACAATGCGCGCCGCTCTCACGCCGTCCGGCCTCGGGCCGGAGGTGCTTGGCATGTCCGAGGCGACCTGGTAGACGATGGCCGGGTAGTCGGACATCTCGACCGGGGCCGGGATCGGCTGGATGCTATTGCCAGCGATAGCCGTGATGTCCGCCTGGGCAAGCAGGTAGGCAACGATTCCGTTGGTGAGCATCAGTCCTCCTCCGGCTTTTCGGCGGCGGCGGCGGCCGTGGTGATACCTTGTGCCAGAGCCGCAAGAAAGGTTTCGAGCGCGGCCTCGCTGGATTCGTCGAATCCGGCCTCCATGAAATGCTTGCCGGGAATGGCGCGGATAACTTTCCCCGATCCACGAAAGTTGCCATTCCTGTCTTTGCGGCGCTTACCTCCCTTGGTGAGATTCCAGCCGTTGTTTTGCCAGCGTGCAACATGCGCGGCAATCGACGTTGGGCCCACCTTGACGCGCGGGGGCTGACTCCCTTTACCCATCTGGACTTCGGTGTGCATGTCGGCCTTGAGGATCCCTGGCGGCAACGATGTGCTGCCGGACCCGGAAGACCCAAACCAGGAACCGGCGCTTGCCGGGACTTCCTCATCGGTGCGCTCCGGGGTGTGCGCGACAATCGCGGCAAGCAACACGTCACCGGCCGCCTGCAATGCCTTCTTCATCGCGTTGCCGGCCACACGCGTTGGAAGATCCTTCAAGGCCGCATCCAGGGCACGCGTATCTATCTCAAGCTCAACTGTGTCCGGCTCCATCAGTTGCTCCCTTCATCGACGACGACGCAGGCCAGGCGCAGCTTGCGGTTACGGCGCTGAACGTTGTCCACGGCTTGGATCAAGTACGTGTTATCGCCAAAGATGACGCGCTGCCCCGGCTCGACGGTGATCGCGGAGCCGGGCCAGCGGATGGTGAGCAGATCTGTAGACTCGGCCGCCAGCACGGAATTGCTGAACGAGTCCTTATAGGCTGCGCCCGAGGTGCTGTCGATCTTTGCGCGCGTGGTGAGCACGGCGCTCCAGGTGGAGATAGGCTCCCCGGAAGCATCGCGTGTGGTGGACGGCGATTGAATCTCGACCGAGTGGCGCAGCTCGCCGGGATCAATCATGTAGGACGGTCTGGGCATTGTCTTCTCTTCAGGGTTCTAGGCCTGGTAGTAAACGCGGTTGTCGTCAAGCAGGTCCTTGACGGCGTAGGGCAGTTCTTTGAGCCCGGTTGACGCGATGGGCAGACGATTCTCGTACCAGTGCGTGATGAGCATCAGCATAGCCTGCTTCGCGATGCTCGCAATGGGCTTGCCCAGCCACGCGGACACGTCTGCAACCGCGGCGACGGCTGAGGCGGCCAGTGTGGCGTTTCCCGCGTCATCGACGGAGAGGATTGTTGTTTGCAGAGCGAGGTTGCCCTCGCCCGTAACCAGAGCGCCCGCGCCGGGAATGGTGAGTTGCTGGCCCACGTTGGCTTGCACGAAGACAGCCCCGGTGGTCACGTTTGCGCCGGCGGCGATAGAGAGAGCGACCGGAGCGCCGTAGCCGGCAGTGTAATCGACCCAGACGCTATCCTCGCGATGCAGCGGACGCGGCCACCAGCGATGCGGAGCGTGGCAGATGCGGGCAGGCTCCTTCCAGGGCGCGACATAGTAGAGGTTGGGATCGAGCGTCTGGACGTTGCCCGCGAAATCGAGGAACTGAACGTCGGCGACGTATTGCAGCGGCGAACGCGATAACTCGAAACGGTTATGCTGCATGGGCGCGAAGTCATGGCGTGTGGGTATGTCGTAGATGACGTTGTAGGGGATTGGCAGCCGGTCCTCGGGAAACCCATTGAAGTATTCGCGAAAGTTTTGCGTGAGATAGGAGCGGGCGGTGTGCAGCTCCGCAGTCTCGCGCGCGGAGCGGATCAGGCCGCGGACATACTCATCGTCCTGCGTAAAACCGCTATCGAGCTGAAGCTGGCTCTTGGCCGCAACAAGAGAGATAGGCTCACAGGTTGCGTGCTGCGTAATGTCAATACCGGCCATGGGTTTTGCTCCGCAAAACAGTGAATGAGTGAATGAGTGAACGAGTGAACTAGTGAGCCCCGAGACTAACGCCCTGCTCATTCATTCACTTATTCACTCATTCACTTGTTCACTTGTTCTTAAGCGGTTCCGAAGGCCGGGCTGACCGCGAGTGTCGTGGCTGCAATGGTGGTGGCATCGTTAGCATTGGGCCTGGTCTTGCCGCCGTACTGGATGGCGATGACGCCCTGGATCACAGCGCCCGTGTTGCCGCCGCGCGTAACTACGCCGCGAATGTATTGCTGCGTAGGCCGATAGACGTCGAGAACGACGGCCTGACCGCTGGCCGCCGCGGCGGTATCCGCAGTGTCGGAGGCGGCGAAGTCCGCGGCATCGCTGCCGTTGGACTGCGCGCCACCCTGCGCCTTGATGCCGGGCGAGCCGTCGGTCACGGCTCCGAAGAGAGCAATGAAGACAACGCCCTCATAGTCCTGCATGTTGATCTCGTTTGTGTTCACGCTCGTTGTGCCGGCGGCGGTGGCGCCCAGCACAACCGTAACCTTGTGGTTTGGTGCGAAATTCATGGCGATTTCTCCTTGCGGCCGGAGCCGCGATAACTGGTTAATGGGTAGTGCTTAGTGATCAGTGGTTAGTCAAAGGGCCGATGACTAACCACCAACCACTGCTCCTATCCTTACGAGCACTTGACGCGGACAAAGGCCTCGGCCAAGGCGGGCATGCCATCGGTCTCAGACCGGGAGATATATCCCACCTGATTGGAGAGCGCATAGAGCTCGACCAGCCGCTGGATCTCGATGTCCAGGGCGTCAACGATCTCGTACTTCGAGAAGTCGCCGACGATGCCGATATATTGCCCGGTGGTCAAGGTGTTAGGGCAATACTCCGACATGTAGAAAGGGCGGTTGAGGATGCGATCCGGCTCGCCGGCGGAGATGCCCGGTTGCCAGACGTACTGGCCGTACAGGTCCTTCAATGTGCGGATGATGCCCACCACGCTGCGATGGAAGATCCAGGTCGCCTTGGCCTGATACTGCGCCTTGAGAGTATAGAGCGCAGTCATGAGACAGTCGGCCGAGCCGAGGGCTGCTGTGGCCGCCGGAAAGCCGGTGGTAGAGCCGGTAACCACGTCGCGCGATGTGTCGATGCCGTCGGCCGTGGGAGTGAAGACGCCGAGAGGCTGTTCCACACCGTTGCCGAGCAAGAACGCCTTCTCCTGCACGATGCCCATCTTGTAGCCGAGCCGCTTGAGCACAAGCTCTTCGACCATCGGCGTGAGGCGGAGCAGCTTCTTTGACACTGTGATCTGCTGCGCGAGGGGATGAGGCTTGAGCTCGCGCTTGGCCAGGGTGAGCGAAGTATCCGGAACGCCCGTGGCAAGTTCGGCGACCCACGTGGGATCGGCAACGTCGGTGAGACGGGCCGGGATGCCCAGTGAAGTCGAGCTGGTCAGCACGGTCTTGGTGGCCATGCGGCGAATGAAGACCTCGTTGTCGACGATCTCGATGATGCGCCCGGCGAGCTGCTCGGAGGCGACGAGATAGCCGCCCTCGACATCGCTGTCGGTGGCCAGCGCGTTGCGAATATCCATCGCGCCGCCCTTGGTGAGCGCGTTCCGGATATCGGCGGAAATCTCTTTCGGCATCGAGCCGCCGAAGAGCGCGGCACTGACGGCCGCGTGATACTCGGGCGTGCCGCGGATGGTTTTGGCCTTGAAGCCGCCGGCTGGATTGCCGGTGGAGTTATCGGACCGGGGGTCGGTGACATCGCGATGGCCGTTGCGGGCGGCGCCCTCGGACTCGCGATTCTCCTGCTTTTCGTGGAGGCTGATCTCGGCGTCGAGCGCGTCGAAGCGGGCATCCATCTTGCTGAGGGTTGCTTTCTCCTCGGTGTTGGTCGAGCGCTTTTCCGCCGAGGCCTTGTCGAGAATCTGGCGATACTGCGTAGTCAGTTCGCCCTTCTCGTTCCTGAGTTCAATCGATCTGCGCATTGCATTCTCCTGTGTGATGAAGTCATCCTGCGGGCCCGGCGGGGGCCGTCGATGGTGATCTACGCGCCGATCTAGACCCGAGTCCGGATCGGCGGCAGCAAAGTTAGGGGCAAAGCAAAGGCCTCGCTACGGCGAGGCCAGCGGGATGCGAAATTGAATTGCGCGAGTTACTGTGGCGCTTCTGTGAAATCGACGTAGACGTATTTGCCGATCTCGAAAAATTCCAAAGCGGGCGGGTTGTCGATTGTGAGCTCAATCTTGCCGCTTGGCGTGTATTTCGCATACCGCTTGTTTTCCTCAATGCCATCGGCCCACACTGCATCGAGTTCAACCGTGGTCTGCGACGGCGCGCCTTTTGACCACTGTTTTGTCTTGATGGCTGAAACTCTGAATTTTGCGCGAACACTCATTGATATAGCCTCCATGTTGCGGTTGATGGTGCGTTATCGGATTGCCGCCAGATCGGCTTCCAGTTGAGCCAGATCGAGGCCGGTTGGATCGACGCCGGATTTCTCAAACCAATCCGGGCTGATCACGGCATACACTTCGCCATCCTGCGCGGGGGCGAAATAGTAACTGAAGAACTCCCAAGTAGCCTGATAGAGAGCGCCCCAACTGATGAAGACCGGCCCGGTGGCGTTGTAGCCTATCATCACGACGCAATGACCGCCGTCGATGCTGGTATCCGAAGTTAGCTCCCAGGTGGACTGATTCATCGCAGAGTTCGGGAAGCTGAGTCCACAGTAGAGCGGGCCGAAGAGCGCCAAGGCCTGCTTGACCTCAGTGACATTGGTGGGATCGACCGAGGCATAGGCCGTCACCTTGTGGCCGTTGATCCCTTGCTGCTTCCAGTCGTTGAGCACGTCGAGCAGGACGCCGCCCTGGTCCGTGCTCGAATCGTTCGGACTGTAGCCATCGAACTTCTCGTAGTAATGGAGCGCGTCCCGATCGGCGAAGACAGCTTCTTTCCCGGCATTCAGCGTCCAGCCCATGATGGCGTGAAGCGCGCCCGCAATGGTGCAGTCTCCCAGCTCATCGTTCTTGAGCATGCCCCACTGCGTAACCCCCTTACTCCAATCCACCGAAGCGGGAGGCGCGGGAAGCACGGCAGTGAGATACCTTGCCAGCTTCAAGGTGCGTGAGTCGCGTTTTACAGCCTTGCGGCCAAGACAATACATAAGTCTCTCCTCATTTTTCAGTTGTGAAATCGAAGACTTCCTGGGCCAGCCGCATGGCAGCGACCTCGCAGTATTTCTCTTCGCGCTCGACACCGACCGCGGGCAATCCAAGCGCCTTTGCCGCCACTAGCGTTGTACCGCTCCCCATGAATGGATCAAGCACTGAGGATGGGTTCAACACGCGAAGGTACTTTCCCATCAACGCCACTGGTTTTTGAGTTGGGTGGAGATTCTCCGTATCAATCCCGCTCTGAAACAGCTTGCTTTTCAGCCGCATCGGAACCTTCGCGTGTTTCTTTGCGCGCCAGCCGAGAAAGATGTACTCAAGATCGGAGAGCCAAGTGTTGTTTACGAACGGAATCGGATTCACCTTATGCCAGACGTGCAGGTCAAAATGACCGAACTGTTCAAGACAGAAAGAAGAAAAGCTCACCACCTGGTCTCGACTCCCAAAAGCAACAAGCTGGTCAGACGACGCGAGCACGGCTGAGTAATCAGCTAGCGAGAAATCACACAAACCATCAAGAGCGCCATCACGGTAAAACTTTATGGCCGAGGCTAAACCGCCGCCATGAGTGTGCTTGATAACATACGGCGGATCGGTGCAGAGGAGATCAGCCTTAACGCTGCCCCCCCCTAAAACCTCCCTGCAATCACCGTGGTAAATCGTGATGCCTGCGTGCTCGTAGTAGGGCTTCATCGTCAAGAGCGCTCGTAGAGCGCCAGGCGCTGACGCGCGATCTCGTCGAAGACGTCGGTGGACTTGCTGCCGATCTGCTGATGGTTGGGGCAGGTGCAGCCCTCGGCATAGCATGGATCCGTTTCGCAGTCCGGGCAGTCGCCGTCCTGGCACGGCTGGCACTCGCACTCGCACTCATCGGCGGCCGCGCGCGGCTTGCGCGCCTTTTGGCGGAGCTGATCTTGAAGCTGCTCGGGTACGCGCTTGTAGCCGCGCAGATTGAAGCTCTTGAATAGCGCGCGTGCCTGCGTTGCGGTCTCCTCGTCCTGGTTCAGGACGGAATCGGCGAAGCCGTTGTCGATGGCTTCCTGCGCGCCCATCCAGGTCTCGGCATCCATGAGCGCCTTGATCTGCTCCGGAGTCTGCTTGGTCTTGGCGACGTAGATACTGCCGACGGTCTGCGAGATTTTGTCGAGCGTATCGGCGATCTTGAGAAACGCCGGGCCATCGCCATATGCGAATGTCGCCGCATTGTGAATCATAAGCATGGCGCCCACGCCCACGCTAACCGTGTCTCCGCTCATGGCGATGACGGATGCGGCCGAAGCCGCCAGGCCATCGACAAAGACATCGACAGGCTTGTTTTGAGAGCGGATGAGGTTATAGATGGCCACACCCTCGAAGCAATCGCCCCCTGGGGAATTGACGCGTACGGCTATGCGGTCGAAGGCTCCGGCCTGTTCAATGGCGTCGGCGACCGACTGCGCGGTGACGCCGCCGCCAGACCAATAATTCTCGCCGATCTCGTCATAGACGAGCAGTTCGAGGGTCGTTCCGGCGACGGCCGCCGCAAAGATACGCTTGATTGGTTGCTTCATCAGTTCGCGCTCCTGTCTAACACTGCGTGAATGCAAAGATCGAGCTCGTTCGAGGCTCGGATTTCAGCGCTTTCGGCCTGCCATGCGGCCGAATGTTCGCCGATTTTGGCCGCATAAAGCGCCCCAAAAGCTTCCAGTTCCGGTGAAATTTCACCCGAAAGACACTGAATTACGTTCAAAACTGGCTGTAAAAAGGCCGTTTCAGCATATTTGGCGCGTTCCGGCGACTTGCGATGCAGCACGCGGCCCATTGCATCGCGAAAGAAGCGCAGATTGACATCTTTGGCTTTCTCGATGGCCTTGGCACGCGCCGCGACGGAGGGAACGCTCTCTTGACCGTCGTCATTGAGGTCGTCGTCGTTATCCGTGTCGCCGGCCTGGTCAAGAGGCACCATGTTGAGCGGAATGAATCGCCGATCGCCGCCCTCGACCGGATTGAGGCCGTTGTACTCAAGAATGTCGTTGGGAGAAAAGGCCCCCGTTTGGAACATGCCATTGCAGTAGGCCATGCGCGCAACAGTATCGCCGCGCATCATGCCGTTGATGTCGAATTCAATGAAGAACTTCCCCTTTTCGCGCGGCAACAGGAGCGAGCGGTTGCAGGACTGCTCGATGCAGGTGAGCCAGGGCGCAATGCAGTCGCGCAGAAACTCAAGATCCTGATGCTCGATGTTGTTGTTGGTCGAGCGACTCAGATCGCCGATCTTATGCGGCGGCACGCGCCACAGCCCGGCCAGGTCACTGCGCTGAAACTGACGGGTGAGAATAGCCTGCGCTTTCTCCGGATCGAGCGGATTCGGAACGTAGTCGAGCCCCTCTTCGAGCACCGCAAGACGATGCGAGGTGTCGAGACCGCGGTGCCTCTCTTCAAAGCTCTCCTTGAGGCGTTGCGCGGCCTCCTTGGAGAGATTGGAGGGATGCTTGAGAAAGCCGCCAGGCATCGATCCATTGCCGAAAAGCTTTGCCCCAAAGACCTCGAGCGCCTTGCTGAGTCCGATGGTCTCGCGATGCAGAGCGATGGGCGAGTAGGCGTTGTATCCGTCCCGAGTGAGCCCGGGGATGTAGAGGATCTCATCCTCCCAAAACTGCTGCGGGATGCCATCCATCGTGGAGACCCAAAACCACATCTTGCCGTTGCGAATCTCCCAGTAAAAAAGATCGGGGCGCAGCGGCCAGAGAGCAACGATTTTTCCGCTCCCGTCGCGCTCGATGTAGCTGGCATGACGGCCCCAGATGAGCAAGTGATAGACCATCGTCATGCGGTAGGTAAACGAAGTCATCCTGCTGTTCGGCTCGTCATGCAACAGGAAATAGAGCGAATGCCTTCTGGCCTCGTTGCGGCCCGTCGGCTCCAAATACCTGAATATCTTCCAGGGCTGCATGGCGATGGTCTGGGCGATCACGTTGACGCACTTGTAGACATCGCCGACGGTGAGCGCATTGGCCTCATGGATCACGATGCCCGAGGAGGTCTGGGTCATAGCGAGCAGGCGCTGCAACCAGCCGGTGGGCTGCGCAATCGAGTCTCCGCCCACGTTGATCGCGTTGCGGATGTTGCCGAAGATGCCCATCAGTTCCCGGCTTTCTTATCGGTCTTCTCAGTGCCGAAGCCGTAGAGCGCCAGCAAGACGAGGAATGCCCCGGCGAGAATAACCCCCGCGGGACGATAGACCATGGACGCGCCGATAGATACGAGCGCCGCGCCGGCCATGCCGACGATGTCGCGAAGGTGTTTCTTCATATCAGCAGGAGACCTCGCTCCTCATAGACTGACTTCTTCTCAGTGACAGGCACGACGATGGCGCGGGCCAGCGCGTCAACCAGGGCCGCAATGCCGTCGATCTTTTCTTTGCTCGCAGCCTTGTCCGGCTTGATGCAGCCGGCCGCGTCGATGGCCGCGATGACGTTCGAGGCCATCCAGCGCAGAACCGGGTTGCCGCCGTGCGCGAGCAAGTTAGTGAGCACCAACTCCATGAGCCGCTTGGTGGGCGCATGCAGGCTGAGAAAGCCCTGCCGAATCGGCACCATCGTGAAGCCGTCTCCGGTGAGCTGGGTGACGAGTTGCTGCGCGTTGTAGGGGTCGTAGGCGATCTCCTGAATCTGGTATTCGCCGGCGACCTCGTTCACCTTGGAGCGAATGAAGTCGTAGTCGATCACATCGCCCTCGGTGAGAGTGAAAAGCTTATCCCGCGCCCAGATGTCATAGGGCACCAGGTCTTTTTTGCTGCGCTTCTCGATGGCCCCTTTGGGCAGCCAAAAGAAGGGCAGAACGTACCACTTGGGATCCATCGGGACGGGCGGAAACAGCAGCACGAAGGCCGACACGTCGGTGGTGGTAGACAGATCGAGACCGCCGAAACAGGCGCGGCCGCGAAGGATTTCCGGGTTGAATTTATCGCCGCAGTGGTCCCACTTATCCATGGGCATCCAGGCGACGTTTCCAGAGGTCCAAACGCTGAGCTGGAAACGCAGAAACGTGTTGAGGGCGCTGGGATCGTTGGCCGCCATGGCCGCCTGGCGCTGCATCTCCTCGATGCGGATGATGCTGCCCAGCGCCGGCGCGGCCTTGATCCAGTTGCGCTCATCCTGCCAGCCGTTGGGGTCCTTGAGGTCCTCGTCGTCGAGTCCGCAGATCCAGCCGAACCATGTGTCGTCAGGAATGATGTATTGCAGCACCTTGATGACGTATTCGCGCTTGAGCCAGCAGACCGAGTGGCGATCGAAGCCGCTGTTGGTGATGGCGAACATGAGCGAGTTGGGCCGCTTGCCCGAGGCCGAGTCAAAGACATCCCATACGCCCGAGTTGGCATGAGCGTGCAGCTCGTCCAGCACGGTGAACGAGGGGCGCTTGCCCAGCAGGTTCTTGTCTTCGCTCGATACCGGCTCGAAAAACGACCCGGTCGCCGGGATGCACATGTTGCTGACGCTACGCTGTATGCGCTCGCGCAGATAGTCGCTCCGCTCGACCATCATCTTGGCTGTGTTGAAAACCACCTTGGCGGTGCCCTTGTCTGTGGCCGCGCTGTAGACCTGAGCGCCCTCCTCGCCCGATGCATACAGCCCGTAGATGCCAAGCCCGGCGGCCAGAGGACTCTTGCCCGTGCCGCGCGCCTGCTCGATGTACGCGTACTTGTAACGCCGGAAGCCCGTGGCCTGCCACTTCCAGCCGTAGAGAATCCAAAGCATCGCCTGCTGATCGGGGCGAAGCTCAAACGGCTTTCCCGCCCAGGCGCCTTCGTAATGGATCAAAAAAAGCGGAAAGAATTCGAGTACGCGCTCGGCCCTTTCGCGATCGAAGACCAGGCCGCGCGCCGCTCCCTCCTTCAGGTCGCGGCTATGGTTGAAGATCTGAAGGCGGACGAACTTTGAAACTACGATCTTGCCGGCCAGCACATCAGCGATATACTTTTCAGCGACGCTCCGGCGCTTTGCCATGACTTATCCCGTTCCCGCCTTGCGCATGAAAGCCTCGCGCGGATCGGCGGCAGCCGCAGGGCGCGCGGGCGATGAAGACACGTTGACGCGCGTGCGGTCGGATGGGTTGAGCCCGCACTTGCCACATAGACGCCCGAGTTCGGCCCGCTCCCCAGGCTTGATCGTTCCCTTGCGCTCGATGAGCTTCAACTCGACTATGCTTTCAACCGTCCAGCGATCGGCCGCCGTGAGCCAGGGAGCCATGAGCTGGACTTCTTCCCACAGGCCGCAGAGCTGAGCGTTGTCCGCCGCCTGGTTCTGATCCCGCAATGACTTGGCTGTCTCCCAGTCGATCTGGAGAGCCGACGCCACTTCGTTGGTGCTCTTGTCCTGCGCGAACAGCGCGGAGGCCTGCGCGGCAAGCGGATGCGGCTTCCACCGCTCCGGCGGCGCACCCAGGCTAGCGTCTGGCCGAGGCTCTCCCTCGCGCGCTTTGCCGCGCTTGGGATTCTTCTTCAGCGCTCCGCTCATCTCCAGCAGATTCGTCGGCTTGCGCGGCCTTCCAGCCATTTTGGTCACCTTTGCGCGGGCTTCAGAGCCTGTCTGCGCCTTACAGAGGCTTTTCCGCGCCTTCTATCGGTATCGCATTACCCGTTTACGACTGCGCTTGACTTTGCTGGACGTTTTGGCCAAAACCTCCATTTTGTGGACGTCGAAGCCTTGGTCAGCGTGTGGTCTACAGCGCCATGGTCGGAAGGATTTCACCCCCCCTACCCCCGCCGTCCTATTCACCCTTGCCTGTCCGCGCGCTGTGACATTCGTGACAGAGTGCTTTGCAATTGCTCTCGATCAGCTTCAGTTCCGGATGCTCGGCCACCTTTGCGACGTGATGAACGTCGGTCGCCGGAACGACAATGCTGCGCTCCAAGTGATCCTCACAGAGCCGATGCTTCGAGAGAAACCAAGCCCTGAATCTCTGCCAGCCGCGATCGTATCCACGGCTTGACGCGCTGCCGCGATAGCGATCAAACTCCCGCCTCGGTTCGCGCGCCAGCGGTTGATGGCCCGCGCAGTATCGCGATCCAAGGACCAGCGCTCCACATCCAGGAGCGCCGCATGGATGCTTGCTACGGCTTGGCATAGCGTCAGACCGTGACCGTCAGCGTGCGGTCATTGCTGGCCATGACCTGCTCGCGCACAACGCGAGGCAGTATCACGCACCCATGACTTGCCGAGTGGTCAATGGCCTCATTGTCACCGTGAATCATGAACCCATCACGACCATGTGTGTCAGTTCCTGGCAACGGCGTCAAACGCGCCACAATCGGACCCTTTTCAGGATCATCGAAGAAGGAGCCAATCTCATATTGCCCGGCAGGGATCGGTCCCACATCGGCGACGGCTTGCTGCGCCGGATTGTCCAGCCCAACGCCGTGACCTGAATAGCCATAACCCACACAACTGCCGGCCGGATTGATCAGCTTGCCCGTTGACTGCGAATACTTCCAAGCCATCTCGACTCCTCAAAACCAAACGGCGCCTTTCGCATTTCGCTACTCAGCGCCGTCTGATTGCCTGTTTCTCGTTGTCTCACCACGATTCATCGTGGACATTTACCGAGTCAACTTCTCAGGCTTCTCGTTGGTTGTATGTTGATCTCTTAGGCGTCCTGTTCGAGCTGCGCAACCGCGGTCTTCAACGACGTGCCCAGTGTGTCGTAGTCGGTCGCAAGCTGGCTTATCGCGCTGAGCACATCAGCCCAGGTGCCCTTCGTCGTCACTTCGGTGATGAACGCCTCGAAAGCGGACACCACATCCGGCGCACTCGCAATCGCGGCAGACAGATTGCTGGAAGAGATGTCCGACACCTCGGCTTCAATCGCTTTATACAGCGTCTCAACCGCCGTCATGCAAGCGCCGCTATCCGTCACCACTGCTTCGGCCAGGGTGCCCACGTCGTCAATCACGGTGACCAGCTCCGGCAGCACGGTCTGGGCGTCAGCCTCCACGTCCTCCACAAGGGTGACAACTTTCGGCAAGAAATCCCCCACCTTGACGATCTCTTTGCCCAGCCAATCCAGGCCCTTCACAATCTCGCTAAATACGTTCATAGCAATGCCATCCTCAAGGCTTGTCGATTGATGGTTGAGAAATTGACTTAGACGGCGCTCACGTCCGCGCCGCCCGAATGCCGGTAAAACTCTTCCGGATCAGGTGGTGCGCCGCGGCCTGTTGTGCGGCGATACTTGCCGCCGGTGCGGTAGTTGTAGTCCTCCCACAGCACATCGTGCTCTGAGAGGAACTGTCGAATTGGAGCAGTCAGCGCCCTGGTGATTTGCGCAATCTTCCACAGCGCCGCCAACACGGTTGAGGACAGAACCAGAACGCCGATAAGAAACGGCCATTGGATCTGCTCCACGGGAACCGGCATTCTCAGTCCTCACTTTCAAGGGTTGGGATACGCGCGCACAGCTTTATCGCCAAAGACAGGATTGCCTTTGCCGTCGTCGATACGCGACGCCGGAAAAGGCCATTGCCGCACCTTTTCCACCGCGCGCTCGATATAATCTTCGGGTGGCAACGCATGGCCCGTTTCCTTATCCTTGCGCGTCACTCGTTTGTCTTCTGGCAATCCGGCTGTGCGAGACTTTCCGTGCCGGAACAAGGTTCCAACGTATAGCTCCGTTTCATTTACAGAAATAGAGCACAACGACCAGCCAGAGGGCAGATCGTCATCCGATTTAAAGTTGGGTTTGATTTGGTAACCGGCAAAGTTGCCGTGCTCGTTGTAGACCTCTCGCCAAAGGCCTCGTTTGAGCGCATCATCGACCTCGGCAGCAGTGACGTTGCGGATCACGCGCCAGCCGAGTGTGGTTGTAGGTGGATACAGATCGTAGCGAGCGGCAGTGTAGGCGCGCACCCTTGGACGATAGCCCATAGCTTCGTTCGCGCCAACAGAGGAGACAGACACACCCATGCGCACCAACATCCAGCCGGTGAAGGCTGGATTGGGACGGGTTCACATGGATTTTAGACGAGGATCAAGTTACTTAGGTTTCTGCCACTGTCGCGGGCCAACCGGTCGTGCCGGCGCGATTACAAGCAAACCAAAAAGCAACTCAAATCTACGTGGTTCGCAAATTCAAGTTGCTTCCCAATTCCTTAAACACTATAGCGCAGTTAGTCGCGCAATGCCAAGATGCGTCCGCATTTCTTCGGATATTTTTTCAGCTAACTTCATCAAGACCATTCGCGCATTCAAGTTTGCCTGTGCCGATTCACGCGAATCCGTTGCGGAGAACTCTTGACTTAACAGCTCATTCACCGCGTGAATCTGATCCAATGCTTTCATCGCGCGCCCAAATTTCGGATTATTCTTTTTCAACCTCGCGTATGCCGCCCTTCGAGATTCCACTACGCACCTCGCATTCCCGCCAACCGCACGGCCCGCTCGATGTCCATCCGCTCCGGTTTCACATGCCTTGCCAGTCGCGCCATCTCCGCCGGTTTCGGCAACGGATCGCGCTCCAACCGGTAAGCGGCCGTTGCCCGCGAGCGGAGCGTGTCGATGTCCGCCGTGTCCGTTGTCTCCGCTGCAACATTCGCCAGCCACTGGTTTGCGGCGTCCAACGGCTCGGCAGGCGACACCACGCCACGGCGCAGCGTCCACACCTCCACATAGCGGGTCACGTCCGCGCCTTCATGCCCATGAACCCAGGAACCTTCACGGCATCCAGCAAATCCTGCTCGCACTTGCCCGCCATGTCGGCGCTCTGCATACGAAAATCAACCCACGCCCAGAAGTCGCGCCTCTGTTCGTCGATCCATCGGCGCGTTCTGGACGCTTGAATCTCGGCCTCCTTGCGATGGCTCATGCGCTCGATCTGTGCCGCCGCTTCATCCGGTCTTGGAAAATAGCTCTGATTGGGATCGATCCGGAGCGCCGCCAGCGCTTCGCGGAGCTTCGGGAGGGAGTACTTCAACGCCAGTTGCTCGAAGTCCATCATGTAGCCCTCCATCGAATCGCTCAAATCCTGGCTCGGGTATCTCTGCGCCATCTGCGCAATCAGCACTCCCAACTCCCGCAACTCCGCGTCTTTCAAGCATCTTTGCAATGGCCTTGAGGTTGCCGTTAACGCGCTCGTGAGTGACGCTTGGCTTAGTCGTTCCATGTGTGTTTCCTCCCTTTCCTTGCTGTTTCAAGTAGCCCGAGTCCTGCAACCAGAAGCGCCAGCGCGTCTCTCCTCCGGCTTTGGCGTCTTTGGCGGCGGCGAGGATACGCCGCGCCGCCTCTTCCACGCCGCCCCATTCCTTCGCCTGCATCCGGATCGCCTGGGTCGCCAGGTTGCGCATACCGAAGTCCGAGGGCACGGCAAGCTCCTCGAAGAACCAAACGGCAGCTTGTAACTCCTGGCCGGCGTCCGGATTCACAGGCCGCAAGTTTTCCGGAGCGGGGGGCGCTTGCGCTTCAGCGCCTGACGGTTCCCCTGATGGTTCCTTGATGTTTCTTCCATATAGGGGGTGTGGGGGATTTTCGTGGCTGACACCTTTTGCCGTCGTGGCTGACACCTTTTGCTGTTGTGGCTGACACCTTTTGGGATCTGAAAAGGTAGCAGGCTGACACCTTTTAGGCTCTGCAAAATCGTCGTCTTGACGCTCTTTCAACCGAGCCACGTTGATGACATAGTGCGAGAAATTCCCCTTGCCGACCCCGCGCTCGACCGTGATCCAGCCATCCGTTTCAAGCTGGACGATGGACCGTTTCACCGTGCTCTCCGAGCGCCGCACTTTCTTAGCAACATCCTCGATCGACGGGAAGCACTGCCGCCCCTGGTCGTTGCAGTGGTTCGCCAGGCGCAACAAAACCGAGTTATCGATCGGATCGTCCGGGCCAAAGTCCCACACATCCGCCATCACACGTACACTCACAGTGCTCTCCCCCTGCGCCGCGTTAGCCTGTTCGCGGCGTCCCCTCTTGTTTGGGATTTATCTACTTAAATTCCGTTCGCGACGGTGCCTACGATCTAAGAGCTTTTCGGCAGGCTCTCTCTAGCGGCCCTTCGCTCATCGGCAAGTGTGTTGCCGCTGCCTCGCATATTTCTCCACCCATCGCGTATAACTTGTACTTCCCGTCTGCGTAAGCCCTCCTGAACTCATCACTGACCGACAGAAGTTCCTTCAGCCGTTTGTTTTCGACTTCTAACGCGGCTATGGTTGTTAGTGCTCCCGCGAAAAAGGCCGCATCTTCACTCCATCCGACCTTATCTTCGCCTGTTTTCTGCGCTGCAATCCTGACGCAGTTATCGTGTCTTTCTTGCAACCACATCTTGCACTGTTCGCTCATTTGAGCATCCCTTTCATCTGGTACCGTCGTGCCAGCGCCGACGTTGCCTTAGCTTTACTGGTGATGCATCCACTTACCGCCGTTGTCCAGCTTGCGGCAGCGATAGTAATACACGCTGCTGCCTCGCACATCTCCGGCCGCAATCATCCTCTCGATAGCCGCGCGCACATCCCCCATCTCTCGTTCCAGCCCCAGGCGGTTGGGCGCTCTGCCAAATGGCGAGGATGACTGGTATCCATGCCGCAATACTTTTCCGACAGCCTGCACCGCCTCGCCGCACTCTTCCGCAAGCACGGCCAGGCGCTCGATCTCGGCCGCAGAGAGACTCGGCAGACATGCCCCCTCATCGGATGGCCTCGCCGCCCTAGCTCTCTCCCGCGCCAGCGCCGCTTCCGCTATCCCACGCGCCTGTTCCGCCCTGAGCACACGCTCGCGTAGCGCCTGGCATTGCGCCCGCAGCGTCCACCAATCGCACGTCCACTCAGCAAACCGCGTCCACTGTTGCTTCATTGCACCCTCGCAATCGGCAGGAACGCGGCCTTGATCGCCTCGGCATCCTCATCGCCTGCAACGAACATCAAGATCGGTTGCAGAGGCTCGTGAAACGTGAGCAATTCGAGGTAGATGTCCTTTCCCTCCGCAATTGCCTTGCGTTGCTCTCCGGTTGGCGACCAGCGTGAAAGCACGGCGCCAAACCCGTCGTACTCAACCAGCGTGCGCAGCGGATGGTATTGCGGCTGATCCTGCGCATACACCCGCTCGCGCCCCTCCTCGCCGGCGATCACCGGACCGTCCTTCGGTTGCAAGTAACTCAGCATCTATCTCCCCCTCCAACTCACTCGTTGCGCGGCCAGGTTCTGCCGCCGTTTTTTCTCCGAACGGTATCTGCGCGCATCCCGCGCCATCTGCGGATCGTCGAACTGCCAGCACTCCGTGTGGTCGATGATGAGAAACTCCCGCATCTCCGCCAGCTTGTCCGGCGTGCGCTTGTTCCGGTCGCGAATCTCCGTAAACTCCCCGCACCCGTAGCACTCGAACGCATTCCACTTTTCGTGCCATGCGATGCCGCCATCCGCCGGCCGCTCGCGCTTCATCTTCCCCACCGCCGCCGTCGCCATCACATGCCCCCAAAGAGAGAGCCTTGCACCGCCACGCAAGGCTCTGGCTTCGGCTCCTCACCGTCCAGCTCAACATCGAAGAACCCCTGCAAACCGCGCCATGGCACTGGCTCCGGAAGCACGCGCACGTTATCAAGCTTGAATGCCCAACGCCCCTCGCCCTTTTCGCCGTCGCTGAAATCACCCCAGAATTCGTGGTCCGCAGGTATCCTTCCGCGCAGCTCGCTGGTGCGCACGCAATCGACCAGGTCAACCGTGCAGATCACCGCGCCAAACGCCCATCGAATCCAACCATGCGCCATACTGTGCGCCAACAGCCTCCGCCGGGCCTCGGTCTCCCACGGACCAAAATCATTCCATGACCGTTGCGCGGCGTGAATCGCCAGGCGGCCGCGATAGTTCGTTGGCCAGCTCCGCGTCTCCCATGGCTTCCACCCAAGCGCGATCGCAGTCGGATGCGGCTGCCACAAACTCAAAGCCTTCATATGTGCACCTGCTCTTTCTTCGCCAGGCGATGGATCATCCGGGTCTCCTTATTCGGGCAGCGGCCCCAGTTCCAGCCGCGCCGCCTGTTTCTTTTCGCGCCGCGCCTGCTCCACTTGCTCGGCCAGGCGCGGCACATACTCGTTGACAAGTTGCTCCGCGTCTTCCGGCTTGCAGCGCGGGTCCACGGCAAACACTGAATCGTGCGGACGGATCACAAGCACACAGATTGCGTCGCCGCTTTTGCGCAGATACTCCGCATACCCGGCAACGGTCCCCGTCTTCGTCCAATCAGGTGGCATCCGCGCCATAGCTATTC